GGGAGCCATCGCCGCATTGTCCTGCACGTTTTGCAGACCCGCTTGGGTCTGCTGCGACATGCCTGCCATAGTAGCGCCTTGGAAAGGCGCAGGAACCCCTTGCTGAAAGACATTGCTGGCTGCGCCCATCGCCGCCGCCAGATGCGGTTGCGCGGCAGACCAGGGCTCATTGCTCTGGGTCTCCTGGACCGTCGTCGTGCGGGGAGCTGATCCTGTGGCCATAACTTACACTCCCAGCACAGCCATAACGACAAGCGTTTCCGCCCGCACAAGACGCGAAAATCCGGGCCTGCCCATCCATTCGATCTCAGCGCAGCCCTGCGCCCGGGCGTACCGCCGCAGAACGCTCAGCACTTCCTTCACCGCTTCGGGCGTCGTGACGCCTTCCCCAGACGCCGCCATGACCTGAAGCACCTTCAACCCCGTCGGATAGAGGTTCATGTGGGTCATCAAAGCGCCGGCCAAGCGGTTGCCGCCCGGACAAATGGCGGCCCACACTTGCATGTCGCGAGAGGCGATTTGCGCGGCCAGCCAAGCCACATCGTAACGGCCTCGCGATTGCTGACTGGCCCGATAGAGAAACGGCTCAATCTGCGGCCAAAGAGGCCCCAGCAAGGCGTCCGGCACGCGGTCAAATAGGATCAGATCGGCCCTACGTTCGACGGGAAGCGAGGCTGCATCGGGTTCTGCATCCCACCCATCATGCGACCCGGCCCCATTGTCATGGCGAACGGATTGCCCCCTCCGAACATCATCGGGTTCATCGACCCAAACGCTGACGGGTTCATCGGCGGCGTCGTCATGGTCTGCGCCTGCGGCATAGACGATAACGGGCTTCCACCGGGCAGGGGGTTGTACGTGACGGGAGGGGTCGGAAACTGACTCGGCTGAGGGGGCCGGATCGGAGACAGGCCCCTGGTCAAGCCTTCCTCGAACAGATTGCCCGCGCTCAGCAATCCCCCCATCGGAAGCAAGCCAAGGGCTCCGCCCATCGGCATCCCGCGGTTCGCCAAAAGGTTCAGAAACCCCCCCATTGGCATTTGGCCCATCATTCCCCCCATACCCGGCGACGCGCCCTGCGGGGCCGCTCCCGACATGGACGCTGGCATGAACATCACGCGCTCTCCTTGGCTTTTTGCGCTTCGAGGCCATTCACTTCGTCAACCGATCCAGGCAAAATCATACGTGCGATCGGTTTGGGCGTTGTTCGCGTGGGTGATCGTGAACGAGCCGTTCCCCTTGGCACTGACATACAGTGTACCCGCTCCAATCTCCGCTGCGGCGTTGGCTGTGCGGGGCGTCAAGACAATCGTCGACTTTACCGACACGCCAGCGTCTGACGTGGTGACGGTAGTGGTGGTTTGGTTGGCAAGAAGGGTCACTGTCCCATAAGCATCAATCCGTCCCTTCGCGAGCTTGTTGATGCTGTCAGCCAGTTTGCGCCCCAGCTCGCCGGACGGCTGAATGACCGCGCTCATGTGTTTTCCACCGGCGTCATGTCGATCTCAAACCCTTCCGCATCGGTCCACTCTAAGCCCGCCGGAATCCGCACCCGCACGCGAATAAAGCGGCCAATGGCTTTTTGTGGGCACATCCCGGTTCGCGTGGTAGTGGTCTCGGTGGATGTCGTAAACGCGTCCTGCGTCCGATGTCTCACGTTGACAGACACAGCAGCCCCCGCTCCATCCACAAGGGGGCGCACCCCCCTGACCATGACGACAGGACCAGGGGCAATATCGTCGGCGACCAGCAAAGCTTCCGAAGACGGACCGTTCTCCGCAAACCGAACTAAAGCCCCACTCGAGGTTATGCCGCCCATTGACACAATCCCGCCCACGAGGCTCGGATCATCCAAGCTGATCGGGATAGCGTCGAGATTGCCGTAGATCGCGTCCAAATCGTCGAGCGACACGCTAAGCGTCAAAACAGGGCTCAACAGCTCGAGAGCCAAATCGGCATAGGCCCAGCGCCCCACGCTCCAGTTGTAAAGAAGCGCTTTATCAGGAGAGCCCGTCGCACTGTCTGTCGATGCATACAGCCACATCGCAAGTTTATGCGTCGGGTCTATGCCACCCGACATCCGATAATAGTAGGCCCTCGCAGAGTGTTCCTTAAACCATTCGTCTACCCGCTCGTATCCGATAGGGGCGGATTGGCCTGTCACGGCATCGAACTGATAAAATCCGTCTTCGGACAGAAAAAACGCGTTGGACCCGAGGCTTATAAGGCTTTCCGGCGCCACACAGCCGCGGCCCCGCTCCACCACCTCAATTTTCATGATCTCCGGATCATCCACATAGACCATGCGCCGTATGGCGTACTCTTGGAAAATCCAAACCACATCCGTTACCAGCAGGCCCGTGATCGCCCCTCCGTCAGGTAGCTCCTGCTCATCAGCTTGGCCCGTGCCGATCGTCCATTCCTCCGGGTCCGAGATCGCGCACCAACGCACCTTGAACGTGCTGTCCTCAAGGTAGGCGAGGATCACAAACTCCCCATAGGGGGCGATGAACTTGGCTTTCGGGGGCGAGCCCCCAAGCACGGCGAAGTTGGACACCGTAGAGAGGGTGCGCGTTTGGATCGCATCAGTGAGGCTTGTCGCCAAAAGCCGATCCTTGAACGTGCAGAACCGCCAGCGATCGGTATCCGTCAGGGTGAAAGTCTGCGACCCAGACCGATCCGTCCATGTCCCGTCGGTGTTGATCTCATAGAGCTTTGTCGCCGTGCCGGCGAAGATATGCACCGCGCCCGTCGCATCTCGCGCGCCCGCCATACCATAGGGCCTTGCCCCAATGGCGCTGGTGGTGGTGGTGGGTGATCGCCACGGCTCATAGGACGCTTCAGCCGGGACGACGTTTTTCGCCTCCCGCAGCCCATCGCGGCCAATCTTAGGCCGGTCAGGCTGCCAAGCGCCGAACGCGATCCGCATTTAGCCCTCCGAGGGCGCAAAGCGCCCGTTGGTCGTGCGCCGCACATTCTCCCGCCACAGCGACTTGTAAGCCGCCTGTTCAGGCAGGCTCATGAAGTCCGTCCCCCGAGCGGCCAGCAGGGTCATTTGTTGGTCGGCGCGCTCATCTCGGAGATGATCGATCTGCACAATGGCCTTCGCCCGAGCCCGGATCAGGGTTTCAGCGGTCGTGAACCATGCGCTGGTGTCGCTATCGGCCGTCGGTGTGCCCAAATCCACCAAACCCGCCCAGATCAGGGTGTAAACCGCGTCAGGGATGGGATAGAGGCGATATTGGCTCTTATATTCGACGAAATAGAGGGGTTTTCCGTCGTTCGCCCCGCTGTTTTCCGACCATTGCTCAAACCGCGCAAAGTCGGCGGGCTTCAACGGGTAGTCGTCCCCGGTTGAGGGGTTGTCCATCCGCAGGGAATCAAGGCTCAAAAACGTGGCCGGCGGGCTCAAGTACTCCTGCCCGATCACGGTTGCGCCCGTGAGCGTGCTCTCATTGAACCACCAGCGGCGATATTTGTAGTGGTCGATGGCCTGCCGGATCGCTTCGTTGATCTCGGTGGTCATCGTCCCGCCTCGGACAAGCTCATTGTCAATCCGAGAGCGCATGGTGGCGAGGTTGGTCATGAGAGGGCCTCTTGATTTTGCAGCGCAAGGGCTCCGAGAAGGCCGCCGCCGCCTGCGCCAGCTAGGAGGTTGTTCCAGTGCCGGCGCGCGGGATCAAACGTGGCGTTGGGGGAGCGGATGGGCACGCGCTCACTCAGAACATTGAGCGCAACATGATTCGCGCCACCACCTGCAGCAACGTCTGTAATGGTAAGGCCATCAAACCCAGCCCGGCTTATGTCGCGCTGCAATCCCAACTCATCAAGCGCAAGCCACAGCGTAGGGTTATCTCGTGTAAGATTGTTTGCCCAATCCTCGGGGTCGGCGTCTTTGCCGACAACTTTGTGTCTTTGAAGGAACTCCACAAGATCAGGCATTGTTGGGCTGTCGCCCAGTTCCGTCATGTTCAGGTTGCTCATTTTTCCGACGCGAACGGGCATGACCGCCTGCCCCTCTCCAAACCGTCGCGCAGCCTCAAACATCTCACTCGCGGGCACTTCATCGACATCAGGCCGCTCAAAGATGTCGACGCCCATTTGCTCCCAAGCGTCATCGTCCATTCGTCGGAAAGCGTCTCTGTCGGCGTAGTCAGAGGCGGTTTTGGGGGAGGGCGTAAACCACGGCTGGCCACGAAACGCGCCGAAGTCGCCTTGCGCCGTGCCGTGATACAGCACCGGGCCGTAATCTTGCGCCGCCCTCGCCTGCCGCGCCGCAGGCGTCATTCCCTCTGGCCCGAACCGCAAGTAGCCATGAGTGATCTCATCAGGGACACCCGCCTCCCGAGCTAGGCGATAGACGCCACGGAGAGATGAGATCACGCCCATCGCGTTACGCCTTCGCTTTGCGTCCCGAGGGAGCAGGGGAGGGCTTATCGGCCAGCGCTTGGCGCAAGGCGGCGAGGATTTCCCCCTCGGTCGGCGCGCGCACCCCAGCGCCATCGGCGATCTTCTGATTGAGCCGGGCCACATCCGCCGTTTTGGCGGCGAGCTCCACTTTCAGCTCAGCGTTCTCCTGCTCCAAGCGGGCGATCCGATCCGCATCGCTTTCAAGGGGTTTCAGGGCGGGGGCTGGGGAAGGAAAACGGCGGCTCATGGACACCTCAAACAAAAGGGCTGGCGCCACCTTATGGCGACGCCAGCCCTCCTTGCGGGGTTTGCCCCCTCAGCCGTTGTTCACGACGTACTCAACGACAATCGTCGCAGCACCCGCAGAAGCAGCGGTGCCGGTCTGCGTGTAACGAGCATAGACGATTTCGTTTGAGGACGGCGCAACCTTGCCGGCCAACGTGGCCGGAACCACGCGGGTCACGCCAACGGCGGTTTCATCCACACCGCCGGCGGCGACAAGGGCGTCGTCGTCGGTGTCGATGCCGACCACCAAAACATTGGTGGAACCGGCGTTGAAGGCCGTCGTAACGGCGATTGATGTGGCCAGCACCTGAGCCCCTTGGGGCAGGGTGCCGACTTCGACCGTGTTGGCGCTGGCAATTCCAGGCGTGTTGAACGCCACTTCCCGATAGAGATAGTGGGTCATCGACTGGTGATAGCGGCGTGCGTCTTGGGCCATCGTTCAGCCCTCCCTTACGCTGCGTCTGCGGCAAACGTGGAAATCACGATCTTGCCGTAGTCGGACGAGTTAAAACGGGTCGCCTTGAGGCCGAAGACGTTGGTCAACGACTTGGCGTATTGATCGCCGTAGTCGAAGGTCTCGTCCCGCACCTTGCCGGAGTCCTTGCTGAAGCCTTTGCCGAAAGCAAGGCTGAGGGCATGAGCGCCGCAGAACACAGCCCGACGGGTGTTGGCTTTCGCCGCGCCCGCGTTGGTGATGCCGCCGCGCATGTAGCGGGACTCGATAAGAACCGTGTCGCCGTACACGCCAAGAGCCCGACCGAAGATCGGATTAGACTTGTCATAGCCGCCCGCGAGCAGGTTCAACTGGATGTCGCGCCACACGTTCGCCGAAGCCGCCGTCCGCACGCTCGTAACCTGCGCTGAATGCAAGAAGCACACATACATGTCCTTCGTGCCGCCGCCGGTCATGGCTGCCTTGATCGGCCGGATCGGGGGGAGGCCGGTGGACCCGCCAGTGGTCGCAAGTTCGCGGGCCTGGTCGATCAAGCTCAAAGTGAAGACGTTGCCTGAACCCAAGCTGTCATCGTCTGAGCCAGTGGCGCGGATGATGCGGCCAGAAGAAGGGGTGTTGACGCTGTTGAACCCGACATACTTAGTGCGAGCTTCCAAGTTGTAGCCGCACAAATGATTCGCCGCGATCGTGTCGAAGCGATCCTTCCACCACAAGGTGAGAAGGCGGGCGTGCTGGGCGCCGAGATCCCACGGGATACGCTGGTCGGTGATCGTCACTTCGGCGCGGGTCGCGTGCCGGAGCTTGTTGATCACCAGCGTGTCGTAGTGGGACGAAATCGCCTCTTCGTTGCCTTCAAGGGTTTCGTTTTCCGTGGTCCCGTCGCCTTCCAGAAGGTTGACGAGGGGGAAGCGGACCTGATCGCCAGCGTCCTTGCTGGTTTCTTCATAGATCACGCCAAGCGCGGAATCGCTCGTGTCGCAAAAGCGGCCGAAATCGCTGGAAATGAGCGCTTCGGTTTGGACCTTTTTGGACCACAGCTTCTGCACCCGATCGTCCGACGCCGAATAGGTCGTCGTGGCCATGATATGGCTCCTGTGAGATCAAGTGTTGACGTTGGGTCCGCAGCTAGCGCGCCTGCGGGCGACGAGCCTTGTGCGTCAAGGCCAGACGAAAAACGATCAGCGCGCCCGCGTCTGCTTGGACACAAAGCGGTCCATAGCTTCCGCAAAGGCGTGGCCGTCGAGGTCCAAAAGAGCGTCCAAGTCGGTGTCCGCAGGAGGGGCTTGCCCGCCCCCAGCGCCTGCGGATTTGGCCGCCTTTTGGCCTTCTCGGATGTGTCTCAGCGGGTCGGCGGCGTCCGGATCGGATTTTGCCTTCGCTGCCGGAGCGGCGGGCTTTTTGGCCTCGCCGGAAACGGGTTGAGCAGGGTCTTCGCCATTGGCCACCTTGGCCAGATAAGCGCGCCCTGCCTCAGGGTTGTAGCCAAGAGAAATCGCAGTGCGATACGCCATCTCGGCAGGGTTGAGGCCCTGAGCTTGAGCCTCCCAGGCTGCGCCGAGCATTTCGCGCTGCAGGGTAGCCGCAATGCTTTGATCGCTCGCGCCCGGAAATTGCGTCTTCAGCTGCGTCACGCGCGCTCGGACAGCGTATTCGCAGGCCAGATTATAGTCCGGAACCTCTTCGGCAAACTCTGTTTCGATCTCGTCAAACTGGCGGATGAACTCGGTTTGCGCCTTGGCCAGTTGCGTTTGTTGAGCGCTCACCTGGGCTTGGTTCGCGGCGCGCTGCGCCTCGGCCGCGCTCGTTGATCGCCGCACTTGCACCATCAAATTGTAGCCATTGGCGATCTTGGTCAGCGTTCCAATGGGGTCTCGGGTCAATTCGTCTTGGGTGATGTAGTCAAGCCCCTCTATAGAGGGCTCGTTCTGCGCTGACGCCGGGTAGGACGCCGGGCCTGCGTTTTGGCGAGCGGCGAGGTTCGCCATCAAGCGCTCAAAGTTTTCCTGCCGGCGAGCGTCGCGCTCCTCCATCTCCCGGCGCTTGCGCTGTTCGTCTTTGCGCTTGGCGCGCTCTTCGCGCAGGGCGGCGTCTAATTGCGCCTCACGCGGCGTGCGCTGAGGCTTGTCATCAGCGGTCTGGTTGATGATGTCGCTTTGTGGCACGCTGGCGATAAAGCCGCCGCCTTGCGGGGCTTTCTGCCTGGTCTCTTTGGTCTCACCGCCCGAAACGCTGGGCTCGTTGGCGCCCATTTCCTTCATCAGCGTGGCGAGTTCCAAGTCCAAGGCGCTGATTTGATCGTTGACCGACATCTGCACTCTCTCTTGCCCGATCACCGGCATCGTGGGCCTGCAAAGCGGCGCAGGGACCGAACACCGCACGGATGCGGCGACAGGTCATCGTAAAAGAGAGGTTTCAGCCCTGCGGGGTTGGGCTTAGGTTTCGTCCGAATACGGACGCAGGCCGAGGGCGGTCAAAAGACCGCCAGCCCCAAGACCGGCGAGCATGTTGTTCCAGCGGCGGCGAGCGGGGTCGAAGGTGGCGTTGCGCGATCTCACTTGATCGACGTTGCCAAAAACATCAGTCCCATATCGCACCGGCTCTATCGCTGGGCTGCCAATTTCCGCTGGGGGGCGATCTGCTTGCGGCAGGCCGTATTGCGGAGCCGGCTTTGATACGCCTTCGGCATCATACCAGCGTGCATATTCCCATTCTGGCTGGGATGCTTGCCGCGTCGCTATCCAGGCATCCACATCGCGCGCAGCCTGCCACGCCGTTTGAACGCGCCGCGTCATTACAGGATCAGCAATATCGACGCCCAGATTCAATGCGGCTTGTTCTGGCGTCTGAGCGCGAAGCAGAGCGTTAAGCAGCCCGCGCTCGCCTAACCGACGATCTCTAGGCAGGCCTTGGTTAAAGCGCTGCGCAATGTTTGTGAAACGCGCCGCCACATTGCCGAATTCAGCGCGCCGCTGAGCCATGTCACTGTCAAAGCGCATGTCCCTATAAGCTGGCGTCTGCCGCCATAATTGTTGTGCCTCCCTTTCCGCTTGGCCGGCCCCTTCCACCCTTAGTTGAGCTTTGTCATACGCTTCTGGCTTGGGGGTTTTCCATCGCAACCCCGGCCAAGTCGCTTCTCGTTCTTCAATACGGGCGCGCAGTTGACGCGAGGCGGCTTGAAAGCCCCCATATTCCGGTGTGCCGTATGCAGCGTCCCGAAGAGACTGGCTCGGCATCTGCGGCGTAAACCCAAAAAGCTCGTTGTGGTCGTCTTCGGCATACCGCGTTGCGCGCCATGCCTCATGCGGGTCCGGCGTTGTTTTCCGAGCCAACGACGCTGGGACAGGCGGCATCTGCCCGCCCACAGCTTGCACGGGCAGAAACCCTTCAAACGGCATCCCCATATGCTCAGCGCGGACTTCCCGCGCCGCAGGCGTCATGCCGTCCACGCCAAACCGCAGATAGCCGTGCGTGATCTCGTCGGGGATGCCGGCTTCCCGCGCTTGGCGATACAACGCCCGAAGCATGCCAACCCTGCTCATTGTTCCCGCTCCCGTTGCGCCAACAAAGCCGCAAGCCCCGCGCCCCCTGCCCCCGCCCTATCGCGCACCGTCACAATGTCATGCGTCAACCCGCGAAAGGCGGAGACCACGCTCATGGTCTATTCCACCCCGCCTATATAGCCTTCACTGTCCTGGCGGCGGGTGTTGGGCCGGGGATAAAAGACACGCGGGCGCGTGGACTGCAGGTAGCCGTCTGGCGGAAGGCGCAGACTGGCAATCTCCTCAAGCAGCGCGTCATGGCGCATTTGGGCTGCCTCGCGAAGCTCTTGCTCCCGAGGCGTGCCGTCGATCTTTTGCCCAAGGAGAAAGCGCATCCGCGCTTGTTGCCGCGACCGCTCAGCATCGGTGTTGACCAAATACACCGTGGAGGGGATTGCAGCAGCGCCTAAACCACCGATCCCGCCCACGCCATAAGCCGTCAGCGTAATGTCGTCATCGCTCATTCGACGAGCAGGGCGCACAAGGTCCATTGGTCTTGCTCGCGCCACACGCCCATAAGCACGAGCCGCTTGTCCCAATATCTGCGCCAGACCCATGTGATCCCCCTACCTCAAAGGCCGAAGCGGCTGCTCTGAAGCCATTTGCCGCCGCACCATCTCAAGGGCCCGAAGCTGATGCTCTTCGTCCTGGCGCATATCCTCGCGCTCCACCCGGTCTTGCTCCCGCAGGCGCAAGGCCTGATCCAAGGGGGCCTGCTGGGCTTCAATTTGCGCGCGAAGCGCGTCCGCCTGCGCTTTGGCGGTTTGCGCCGCGATCTGGGCCGTTGAGGTTTGCGCCTCCAAGGCCATGCGGGGGCCGGAGATTTGCGCCTCTTGCGCCGTGGCCTGGGCTTTGACCAAGGCTTCCTGCGCCCGGGCCTGCGCCAACTGCGCTTCCGATTGCACCTTTTGGACCTGCGCCGCCTGCATCGCTTGGGCGGCTTGCATGGCCTGTTGCTGGAGCTGTTGCTGCTGGGCCTGTTGTTGCGGGTCGCCTTGACCCAGGATCATCTCGCGCAGTTCAGCGACCAAAGACGAGGGAAGGGGGCTGTATTCGAGCACCTTGAAGATGCCCGCCGGGGGCAAGCCCTGAAGCGCCTGCATGATCGGGCCAAGGCTCATCAGCACGCCCCACACGCGCTCCTTTTGGTTGGGGCCGGCTGGGGCCTCGTCCACGATCACATCGTATTTTTGGACTTCCGGGTCCGCCACGAGGGGGACGAATTGCTCTTGGCCTGACTTTGGGTTGGTGATCCGCACAAGCTGGCCTTGAGGCAGGTACTTGCCAATCATGGCCAACAGCAAGCGGCCCTGAATCTTCCGATAACGGCGCATGTTGTCGAAGAACGTGGCCAGCACCCCATAAGCCGCCTGCTTGCGCTGATGCTCTAGCACGCCGGGCTGGTTTTTATCCGCAAGGCCCAACAGCTCACGGTTTACACCCGTCACTTCAGGGATCGAAGCCGTGGCCACATTCATTAGCCGATCCATCCCTTGGGGATAGGGCGGGGTCGGCTTGTTGATAATTGCGCCTTTAGACACAGCGCCGCTTTGCGACCAGATAATGCTGTCGGCTCGAGCCCAATCCTGCTCCGCTTGGCGGGGATCTTCAAACGCATCCACCTCAGCAATGATCCCGCCCTTGGCATTCGAGGCGATGATCCAGTCGATCAGGGACAAAAACTTGTTCGACCACCGCTGAGGATCGATCATCGAGCGCACCACCCCATAAGGATAGCGCTCGGTTCGGTCGTATTTGCCGGTGATGAACTTGTAGGTGAACTCCCCATCGGGAAGGTCTTCGACAATGGCCTTATCCCCACACCGGAAGGCCCGCTTGTAGCGAGCCCGACGCATCCGGACATGGTTGATCTGTTGCAGGAGGCCTTTAGCCTCCAAATCGTCGGCCTGCTGCGCATTTAGTTCAAGCACTTGGCCCGTCGTGGGGTCTTGCGCCAACACGACAGCCTCGAGATCAATCCACTGATATTCGCAAATCTCGACTTGATGGTCGGGAAGGGGGGCGTCGCCGTTGTCGGGGCTTTCCTCGTCATAGGCCGAACCAGGATAGTTGTGCTTTGGCCCCCCATCAATAGACACACCGCCATAACCAGCCGAGCCCATTAGCTCCGGAAACATCACGCGGGCTTCGCTCTTGTCATAGCGGCGAGCGCGCTTGACATAGCGGGCGTCGACAAAATTGTTTTTCCTCGCCCCAGGGTCCACGCTCATTTCGAGCGGGTCCACCCGGTCAATCACGATCTTGCCTTGCGGATCGTGATCGTAGGACATGCGGGTCTCGGTGCAGCCAAAGCCGCAAATCACCGCATCCCGAAAGGCGTGGCTTTCCTCATCCGCCGCGTCGCACTGATCGCGCACCCATTCCGCCGCGCCTGAGATCAGTTCATTGACCTGCACATCCCCCGGTTCTCGAGGGGCATAGCGCACAGCCTGCCGGGCATTGATCTCCGCACCACAAATCGCGTCCACCATAGGAGCAATTCGGTTGATGACGACGGGAACCTTCTTCTCCGCCCGCATGCGAGAGGCGGCTTCTTCTTCCCATTGATGGCCTTCCACCATGCGATAGGCTTCACGCGCTTCCGCCTTAAAGCGGCGTGACCCCACCCCCGCTGATCGCAACTGACGATCAAAGCGGTTCAGGGTTTCGAGCAAGGCTTCTTGGGCTTGATAAGCCTCCACCTTGCGGCCGTATTCTGCGTTATCCATGGCGCGCATGGTAGGCGCGCGAGCTTGTGACTGCGGGGCTTAGCGCGATGCGAGATCGCGCAATTGACGCAGGATCATCTCTTCTTCTTGGATGGCAAGGGGATTGGCGCCTTCGGCGTACATGCGCCGCACCATGTCTTCTTGACGAATCAGGGCATTCCGCACGCTTTGCGCATCACCTATGTCAAGCATAGCGTTTGGCCGCTCGCCGCGCAAAGCGCGATCCGCGCCCATTTCATCGGTCAATGACAAGCCCCGCGGCTGCGACATGGCGCGCACCTCGCCACCCAAACCGCTCATGATCAAATCGGCTTGCGACGGCATGGCGTCCATCGGTCTTGCAGCAGCCTGCCGGCCACCGCGCTGTAGCATCCGCGCCAGATGGGTCAACACGCTCATGATATGCCCCTTATTCGCTATCCCGCACCCTACACCTGTCTTGCAAGCCTTGCGGGTGTAAGAGCGGCGGCTGGGCTCATGCTTGCAATCATCACAGCCGCTGTTGGCGCTTACTGTCGCTTTCGATGAGCCGCGTGGTGGTAGAGGCCGTTGACCCCGCCCGGCAGCGTGTCGCGCACCACGAAGGGCGCGGGATGATCGCTGCGTTGCGGCGCCTCGTCTTTGCAGTTGTCCGGCCAGCGCCCCAGCTGATGCAGGTCGCCGCAATGCCGGCACAGCCGATAAGAGCGCCTCACGCGTTGGCCCTCGCCAGCCCTGCGGCGATCAGCGCCGCTGCGGGATCAGGTCGCGCCAACGCATCACCGCCGCCGCAGGACCATGACGACATGAGCGAGGCTGTAGCCGGTGCACAGGCCGATAACCCATGTCAGGAGCATGGGGATCAAGTCCGCGCTCACGCAGCGTCGTCCATTTGGGCTTGCGTCTGCGCTTCGGCCTGCGCCGCGGCTTTGACCACCTGCATCAGGTCCACCACGTCATCCTCCATCGCGCGGATGCCGAGGGTTTTGATCGCTGCGTCAAGCAGGCCAGCGAGCACCTGGAATTGAGCGGGGGTGAG